TAGACGTCGGTGTAATTGAACACTGGGATAATGAGGTTGACGGATTAAAAGGCGACCAGGACGGTTTAAACGAATATTACCGTCAGTTTCCAAGGACAGAAGAGCATGCGTTTCGCGACGAAACAAAAAATAGTATATTTAATTTAGCTAAAATATACGAGCAAATAGATTACAACGATGATATTGAATCTTTAGCTGGCGTTACGGTTGGAAGCTTTCAATGGGAAAATGGTGTACAAGACACTAAAGTGCAGTTTGTACCAAACCCAAATGGTAGATTTAAAGTAAGCTGGGTACCACCTGCGAATTTACAAAATCGTGTAATAGTAAAGAATGGAGTAAAATACCCAGGAAATGAGCATATAGGAGCATTTGGTTGTGATAGTTACGATATATCAGGTACTACAGATGGCCAAGGATCTAAAGGCGCTTTGCACGGACTGACAAAGTTTAGTATGGAAGATGCCCCCGCTAATATGTTTTTTTTAGAATATGTAGCACGACCGCAAACAGCAGAAATGTTTTTTGAAGATGTGCTAATGGCGTTAGCGTTTTATGGAATGCCATTACTTGCGGAGAATAACAAACCTAGATTATTATATTATTTAAGAAGAAGAGGCTATCGTGGATTTTCAATGAATAGACCTGACAGGGCTAGAAATAAGTTATCTGTTACGGAAAAAGAAATTGGTGGAATCCCTAACTCTTCTGAAGATATACGGCAAGCACATGCCGCTGCGATAGAATCATACATACAAAAGTATGTTGGTTTATCAGAAAATGGCGAATATGGAAATATGTATTTTAATAATACATTAAACGATTGGGCAAAATTTGATATTAATAAGCGTACAAAATACGATGCGGCTATTAGCTCAGGTTTAGCTATTATGGCTTGCAATAAAAATTTGTATGCACCCAATCAAGATAGAACAAAATTAAAAGTAAACTTTAATATCGCAAGATATTCAAACGATGGTAGTACCTCGAAATTAATTAAAAATAATGTCTGAAGCAGTTAGTAAAAGTTACTTTCCTAGCCAAGTTGCTAGCGATGAAGAAAAAATGAGTTTTGCTTACGGCGAAAAAATTGCTCGTGCTATTGAAAATGAATGGTTTAAAAGAGACTCTGGAACAAACAGGTATCATTTAAATCAACAAAACTTTCATAAGTTACGACTATATGCCCGCGGTGAGCAATCAGTACAAAAATATAAAGACGAGTTGTCTATTAACGGCGATATGTCATATCTAAATTTAGATTGGAAGCCGGTTCCAATTATACCTAAATTTGTTGATATTGTTGTAAACGGTATTGCGGAAAGAGGATATGATATAAAGGCATATTCACAAGATCCATATGGTGTATCAAAACGCACAGAATATATGGAAAGCTTGTTAATTGACATGAAAACTAAAGATCTTGCAGACTTTTCAATGCAAAACTTTGGTATTCAAATAGCTCAAACTGAGCCAGACAAATTACCGCAAGACGAAGAAGAGTTGCAATTACATATGCAACTTACCTATAAACAAGCTGTTGAAATGGCTGAAGAGCAAGCGTTAAAAGTTGTATTTGAACAAAACAAATATGAGCTTACTAAAAAACGCTTTTATTACGATTTAGCGGTATTGGGTATGGGTGCTACTAAAACTACATTTTCAACATCGGAAGGTATAAAGATAGAATATGTAGATCCTGCTAATTTAGTTTATTCATATACGGATTCACCATACTTTGACGATATATATTATGTAGGTGAGTTAAAAACAATATCAATAAACGAACTTAAAAAAGAATTTCCTAATCTTACGCAAGAAGATTTACAAGAAATTACTGATAAGGGTAATACGCAGTATAAAACATATAATAAGCAAAATACGGATAATAATAAATACGATGTCAATACAGTAGATGTTTTGTATTTTAATTATAAAACGTATGTAAACGAGGTTTATAAAATAAAACAAACTGCTTCAGGAGCTGAAAAAGTAATCCCTAAAAACGATTTATTTAATCCGCCTAATGACCCAAGGGCAAAGTTTTCAAAAATATCAAGAGCTGTTGAAGTTGTTTTTGAGGGCGCATATATATTAGGGTCTAGAAAATTAGCTAAGTGGAATATAGCTGCTAATATGCTGCGTACTAAAAGCGATATGAATAAAGTTCGCATGAACTATTCTATTGTTGCGCCAAGAATGTATAACGGTAGGGTTGAGTCGCTTGTTAGTAGAATTACTGGATTTGCCGATATGATTCAGCTTACGCATTTAAAAATACAACAAGTAATGTCAAGAATGGTACCTGACGGTGTTTATCTTGATGCTGATGGTCTTGCTGAAATAGATTTAGGTAATGGAACGAATTACAATCCGCAAGAAGCGTTGAATATGTTTTTCCAAACGGGTTCTGTAATTGGTAGATCTTTTACGTCAGATGGCGATATGAATCCTGGTAAAATACCAATTCAACAAATTTCATCAAACCCGGGTAGTAATAAGATTGCGTCGTTAATTAGTACATACAATTACTATTTGCAAATGATGCGAGATACTACTGGTTTAAACGAAGCAAGAGATGGCAGTAACCCGGATAAAAATGCATTAGTTGGCGTGCAGAAACTTGCGGCTATGAATTCTAATACCGCAACAAGACATATATTACAGAGTGGTTTATTTTTAACAGCTGAAACCGCTGAAAAAATATCATTAAGAATATCTGATATAATTGAGTATTCACCAACTAAAGATGCGTTTATACAACAAATAGGAGTGCATAATGTAGCAACATTAGCAGAGCTCGATGAATTGCATTTATATGACTTTGGCATATTTATTGATCTTATGCCGGACGAAGAAGAAAAACAAATGCTTGAAAATAATATTCAAGTTGCATTATCTGCAGGTTTAATAGATTTAGACGATGCTATCGATATTAGAGAAATTAAAAATCTCAAGCTAGCAAATCAAATGCTTAAAATACGTAAAGGCAAAAAGCAGCTTAGAGATCAGCAGATACAACAACAAAATATTCAAGCGCAATCGCAAGCTAACGCTCAAGCACAGCAAGTTGCAGCGCAGGCTGAAGTACAAAAGCAACAAGCATTAATTCAAAGTAAAATTCAATTAGAGCAGGTTAAAGCTCAAATAGATACTAATAAGCTTACGCAAGAAGCTCAATTGAAAAAAGAATTAATGAACTTAGAATTCCAAATGAATCTTAAATTACAAGAATCAACACTTGGAGTTAAAAAACAAGAAGTAAAAGAAAAAGAAGATCGTAAAGATGATAGAGCGAGATTAGTTGCATCGCAACAATCTGAATTAATCGATCAAAGAAAAAATAATTTACCACCTAAAAATTTTGAATCAGCTGGAAATGATATAATTAGTGGTAATTTTAATTTAGGTTCCTTCGAACCTAAGTAATGTATAGAGTAGAATTATATAATATCTTATCATGTCAGACACAATAAAAGTTAATCTTGTAGATAGCGAAGAGCCGTCTATTCAAGAAAAAGAACAAACAGTTCTAGAAAACGCGGGTGTAGAAGTTGAAGCTCCTACTGATACTTATAAAGTAGATTTATCAAAACCACCTGTAACAGAACAACAACAAACAGAAGAAAATGCCGTTCAAGAGCAAAGCACAGATGAGGTTCCTGTTCGCGACGAACCCGAAGCTAGCCAAGAAGTGGCAGAAGAAGTACGGGATACCGAAGAACCTTCCCAAGAAGAAGAAGAGGTAATATTACAAGAAATTACCGAAGAGGAACCCGCGGAAGAAACAGTACAAGAAGAAGCACAAGAATTAGCTAGCGAAGTTGAAGAAGCTATTCAGGAGCAACAAGATTCTGGTATTGAACTTCCGGAAAATATTCAAAAAGTCGTAGACTTTATTAATGAAACAGGCGGATCGCTTGAAGATTATGTAAGTTTAAACAAAGATTATTCAAACGTTGATGATCAAAACTTGCTTAGAGAATATTATGAAAAAACTAAACCTCATCTTTCAACAGATGAAATTGATTTTTTAATTGAAGATAAATTTTCATTTGATGAAGAAATTGATGAGGAAAGAGACATTAAGCGTAAAAAGCTTGCATTTAAAGAGGAGTTAGCGCATGCTAAAACCCATTTAGATAGTCTCAAAAACAAATACTACGAAGAAATTAAAGCTGGGTCTAGATTAACACCTGACCAACAGAAGGCTGTTGATTTTTTCAATAGGTATAACAACGAAACTGAAGAGGTAACAAAAGTAGCTGAAAAACAAAAATCTATATTTTCGCAAAAAACTAATAATGTTTTTAACGATCAATTCAAAGGTTTTGAATATAAGGTTGGAGAAAAAAAGTATAGGTTTAATGTTAAAAATGCAAACGAAGTAAAAGAAACCCAAAGTGACATTAATAATTTTGTTAAGAAGTTCTTAAATGAAAATAATGAAATGTCGGACGCCGCGGGTTATCATAAATCTTTGTTTACAGCTATGAATGCGGACTCAATTGCAAATCATTTCTATCAACAAGGCAAAGCTGACGCGTTGAAAGAAAGCATGAGCAAAGCTAAAAACATCAAAATGGATCCGAGAGGGATACATAATCAACCTGGTGCTAAAGGCGGCGTTCAAGCAAGAGTTGTAGGTGATTCAACTTCTTCGCTAAAATTAAAACTTAAAAATTACTAAAACTTAAAAAATGGCAATTACATTTCAGGGGACTGACACTTATCCTGCAAAGAAAGCGTTATCCTCAAATTATTTAGACATTCAAAACAACGGGTGGGCACAACAATATCTACCTGAATTATATGAACAAGAAGTAGAACGTTATGGAAATCGTTCTGTATCTTCTTTCTTACGTATGGTAGGAGCAGAAATGCCTATGGCTTCTGATCAAGTTATTTGGTCTGAGCAAGGTCGTTTGCACCTTTCTTACGGTGATGGAACTGCAGGTGGTGGCTGTAAAATTGGTGCTACTTCTGGTGATGCTGCCGCTGGAACAATTGAAATTTCAGGTGGTCACGCAATCCGTGTAGGTAATACAGTTGTTCTTTCCGATGGAACTACCACTACAAAAGGTTATGTTTCTGCTGTAGATTCTGGTGGTACTGAAATTACTGTACTTCCCTACGACGCCGCTACATTAGACGTAAACTATGACGACGGGGACGGACTAAAACTTTTTGTATTTGGTTCTGAATTTGCAAAAGGGGACAAAGGTATGCAAGGTGATACTATCAATCCTTCTTTTACTACTTTTACTAACAAACCTATTATCATTAAAGATAAATTTGAAGTGTCAGGATCTGATGCTGCTCAAATTGGTTGGGTAGAAGTTTCTGGTGAATCTGGAGAAGCTGGATACTTATGGTACATTAAAGCTGAAGGTGAAACTCGCACTCGTTTCGAAGATTATTTAGAAATGACGCTTGTTGAAGCTGAAAAAGTTGTTGCTGCATCTACAGTTGAAAATGAACTTACTGCTGCTGGTGATGATGCTGGTACTGAAGGTCTTTTTGCTGCTATCGAATCTCGCGGACATACCGCTACTATGTTTGATAGCGATACTGCCGCTGATACTACTGCTGATATTAAAGATTTAATTGCTAAGCTAGATGCTCAAGGAGCTATTGAAGAAAATATGTTCTTCCTTAACCGTGAGCGTAACCTACGTCTTGATGACTGGTTAGCTTCTCAAAATTCTTATGGTTCAGGTGGTACTTCTTACGGTGTATTTGAAAACAGCGAAGATATGGCATTGAATCTTGGATTCTCTGGATTCCGTAGAGGTTCTTATGATTTCTATAAGTCTGACTGGAAATATCTTAATGATGGTCAAACACGTGGATTCATTAATGACATCAAAGGACTATTAGTTCCTGCTGGTACTTCATCTGTATATGACCAAGCTCTAGGTAAAAACATTCGTCGTCCATTCTTGCACGTACGTTACCGTGCGTCAGAAGCTGATGACCGAAGAATGAAATCTTGGGTAACTGGTTCAGTAGGTGGTGCTACTACTAGCGATCTTGACGCGATGGAAGTACACTACTTATCTGAAAGATGTTTAGTTGTACAAGCTGCGAATAACTTCGTGCTTTTCAATGCATAATTCATAATATTAAATCCGGGGTCATTAATTTGGCCCTGGGTTTATTTTAATTTTTTTATTTTATTATATCATGGCAAAAAAAGCTATAGCAGAAGAAAACGTTGAGGTTGCACCTCAGCCAACAGTTAAGGCTAAAACTGTAAAACAAGAGCCTGCAAAACCAAAATGGGAAATTAAAGACCGTATATATAGATTGAAAAACGGTAAAACTCCTTTAACAGCAACAATTAAATCTAGAAACCTTTATTGGTTTGACGAAGAAAAAGGATATGAACGCGAAATGAAATACGCGATTAATCAAAAAACACCTTTTGTTGATGAATTTAAAGGCGAAGCTAGAATGGCTCATATTACTTTTTTAGATGGAGTCTTAGCTGTCCCTAAAGAAAAACAAACACTGCAAAAACTTCTTTCATTATATCATCCTTTAAAAGATAAAAAATATTATGAAGTTGATGAAGTTAAAAACGCGGAACAAGATCTTGATATTTTAGAGCTTGAAATAGAGGCGTTAAATGTTGCTTCAAGTATGGATATTGACCAGGCAGAAGCTATTATGCGTACTGAAATTGGCAATAACGTGTCTAAGATGACTTCTAAGGAACTTAAAAGAGATTTACTGCTATTTGCTCGTAAAAATCCATTCTTGTTCTTAGAATTGGCTAATGACGATAATTTAAATATTAGGAATATTGGTATCAAAGCAGTTGAGCAAAACATTATTAAATTATCAAATGACCAACGTACGTTTACATGGGCAAGCAACGGTAGAAAATTAATTACTGTTCCATTTGATGAAAACCCGTATTCAGCATTAGCAGCATACTTTAAAACCGATGATGGAATTGAAGTATATCAAACAGTTGAAAAACGATTAAAATAAGTGATATTTAGGTATAGGCCTACAATATCCGTGGGCCTAACCTAAAATATTAATATATGAGTGTAAATGTCGATACTGTATATCAACGCGTATTAGCACTGACAAACAAAGAACAGCGAGGTTTACTTACGCCTCAGGAATTTAACTACATGGCAAATCAAGCTCAATTAGATATATTTGAGCAATACTTCTATGATTTAAATCAATTTGCCAGATTACCAGGTAATAGTACAGAATATTCAGACATGCTGGATATACTAGAAGAAAAGATTAGTTTATTCGAAAAAGTAGATGTTGATGTAACTAATGGTGTTACATTGCCGTCTGATGTTTATAGATTAGGTAGCGTCACATATGACGGGGTTGAAGCCGAGCAAATAACACAAAAAGATTGGTTATATATTAAAAAATCACCTTTATCGCAGCCTACAAAAGATTTTCCTGTATATTTAAGAGACAGTGAAACAAACGCAATAAAAGTATATGCAACTAGTTTAACTGCAGAAGAAACCACTTCGGTTAAATGTAATTATACTAAAGCGCCTAGAAAAGTTGTTTGGGCTGCAAATGCTGTTACTGGAACATATAACGAAAGCGCGTCAACACCATTTGATGTGCATGCGTCTGAAGAAACTGAATTGGTAGTAAAAATATTAGCGCTTGCTGGTATTACATTAAAAGATCCGCAATTATATCAAATAGGCGGGGCAGAAGATAACAAAAACGTTCAACAAGAAAAAGCATAATAAATGTCACTATTTACAATATCACAAGAACGTTATTATAATAACAGTACAAACTTTACCGGAGACGGCTCAACGGTTGCGTTTACTTTAACAACAGCAATGTTTGACCCGTTGCCAACCGCACTTGGCGACATACAAATATTTGTTAATGGTAAAGAAATTAGCCAAGGTAATTACGGTTATTCTTCGCCCACCATTACATTTTCAGGTAATACAAACAATACAGATGTATTAGAATCTGATGGCGCACCAAAAGACGGATTAGCTATTGTAGTTGTTCAAGTTAATGCAATTGAAGAACTTGGTAGCTATCAGCATATTACTTTAGCCGATGTTGTAAATAACTTTATGATTTCATATGTTGGTGAAGAAAAAATTATACCAAAGGTAAAGCGTAGTAATGTACTTTTCTTCGCACAAAGAGCAATACAAGAATTAAGCTACGATACTTTGCAAAGCGAAAAATCACAAGAGATTGAGATACCAGAAAATTTGCAAATGAAATTACCACACGATTATGTTAACTACGTAAAAATGTCATGGGTAGATGGAAGTGGTATTGAGCACACAATTGTGCCGGCTGATAAAACAAGTAACCCCACTGCTTTATTGCAAGATAGTGACTATAACTATTTATTCGATAATAATGGTAATTTACTAAAAGCAAATGAATCTGAAACGTGGAAAAAGTTTAGTACAAATAATACGCAAGAAGAGGCCGATAATATATACTTAGATAACGATAGCACATTTAAAGCACTACACGGCCAAAGATACGGTATTGACACTAGATATATGAATACCAATGGGTCTTTCTTTATAGACCAAATAAAAGGTAAAATATTCTTTTCAAGTGATATTGCAAATAAAATTATTACACTTAAATATATAAGTGACGGCGTTGCAACCGCTGAAGAAAAAATTGTACATAAATTTGCTGAAGAAGCAATGTATAAAAGTATTGCGCATTCAATATTAGCAACTAGAGCTAATACGCCTGAGTATTTAGTAGCGAGATTTAAAAGAGAAAAGTTTGCTGCGGTACGTAATGCTAAAATACGTTTATCTAACTACAAGTCTGAAAATATTACACAAGCGCTTAGAGGCCAGTCTAAGTGGATTAAACACTAAAGTATGCCAGAGATTAAAAACATGTTCCTCAATGGTAAAATGAATAAAGACCTTGATGAACGACTAATTCCTAAAGGCGAATATAGAGACGCATTAAATATAGACGTATCGTATTCAGAAGGTGCTGATGTAGGTGTGTTGCAAAATATACTAAGCAACGAAGAGGTATCAGGAATGAACTTAGTTGGTGGAACTTGTGTGGGTGTAGTTAAAGATACTGAGCATGACAAAATATATTGGTTAGTTGCTGGAACTAATAGAAACGGTATATTTGAATATGACGGCACCAATATTAAAGCAATATTATTAGAAGAAGTCAGCGATAATATTTTACAATTTGATTCAAGCAGATATATTACAGGAATTAATATACTAGATAAAATATTATACTTCACAGATAATTATTCAGAGCCTAAGCAAGTTGACACTGAATACTGGGGCGATGCAACAAGATTTGGTGGTGTAACAGATTTTGAAAGCGGCACAATAAATACGTTTAATTTATCTGAAGATAGAATTACCGTTGCTAAAAAAGCGCCATTAAATGCCCCAACTTTTGAAACAATTGATCAAAGTTTACGCGGAGGTGCAGGAACAGAAGGTAATAGCGCGGTAACATTTACTAAAAACTTTTTTACTATAGAAATTGATGATACTTTTTCAGGCAATTTTAGCGCAGCTCCTAATTATCAAGTTAATGATATTATTGAAATGAAAAATTCATTTTTAGGTGAATTTGGAAAAGATATTGAATCGGTATTACGCGTAGAAATAACTGTTTATTCAGGTTCTGGAACAAGCTTTACCGGAAAGTTACTTTCTAAAACTTCTGAAATTGAGGATGCGAGCGTTGCGTACACGTGCATATTAGAAGAAGAAAACCCAATATTTGAATTAAAATTTCCTAAATTTTCATATAGATACAAATACTTAAACGGGCAATATTCAGTTATGTCTCCCTTTTCTTTACCTGCGTTTATACCAGGAGACTTTATTTATGATGGGCAAGAGGGGTATAATTTAGGCATGACAAATAATGTTAGAGAATTAAAATTGCAAGGTTGGTTTACATCACCTAGCGCTACTAATTATCAGGCCGATATTGAGGAAATAGAAATATTGTATAAAGATTCAGTAAGCCCAAATATTTATATTGTTGAAGCCTTAAAAAAATCTGCTGGTAATTTTCCTGCAACATTCCAGATTAAAGATGAACAAATATTTAAAACAATAGAATCAAATCAACTTTTGAGAAGCTATGATAGTGTTCCTAAAAAATCTAAATCTCAAGAAATAGTTGCTAATAGAATAATATATGCAAATATTGAAGAAAACTTTAATATACCTACAAATCCATCATTTACAATATCTACAATATCTAGAACTTCGCCGGATTATAACTTAGACCATAATTTTTCTATTAAATCAGGTAGAACATATCAAGTTGGTGTTGTATATCAAGACGAATATGGTAGACAAACGCCTGTATTTACAGATACTACTGGAATAATAAAAATTAACTCAGCTAATGCAGATTTAAACTCTGCGTTTAGGGTTAGCACCTCTCACGTTTCTTTGCCTTCGGAATTAACGCATTACAAATATTATATAAAAGAAGTGTCAAACCCATATTATAACATTTGTGTTAGTAATATATATGAAGACACTGAAACTGGATATATATATTGTGCTTTTCCTTCATCTGAAACAAATAAAGTTTCGGAAGAAGATATTTTAATATTAAAAAAACAAACAGGTGATTCTCCATATAAAATAATAAGTAATAATAAATTTAAAGTACTTGATAAAGATAGTGAGCCGCCTAAATTTTTAGCTGAAAAAACTACAGTTACTTATGAGGCAAGCACAGTGCGCTTTGCTCATAATTTTGGTAGCGGCGGTATAGCGACAACTAAATCTTCAGGATTAACGCCGGTTCCTGGGCATAATACAATACAATTAGAAAGAGCGTCTAGACCAGGCGATACAAACACAGGCGAATGTTCGGTAGAATTCAAAGCTATAGCAATACCTGGGGCAAAAATTAGGTTTAGAAGATTAGGAACAAATTTATTATCTAATATTTACACAATAAAATCCGTTGAATATGATGAGTTTGAACAAGATGAAGGCGAATTAACATTTGAGGAACAATTTGGCGAAGATGTAAATGTTATATATTTAAGCAATGCTAATGATTCAGAATATTCCTGTTCTATTGAATTTTTAAAAATTGAAGATGACACTGGTAATCCTGAATTTGCAGGTAAATTTTTTGTAAAACTTAACAATTCTACTCAGCTTAAACAAGCTCTTATTGGAGATAATGATGAGGCTAATTTAAATACATTAGCTACTACAGTTAAATTTGACGGCACGGACGATAGCGGGGAAACACGAATGTATCATTGGACCCATGTAAGTACCACCTCCAGCGCTTTAAGTTCTGGAACATATAATAATCAAGCACTGGGTTCCGGATTTCATTTAATAATAGAAACGGAAGAGCATTGGGCTGACAGTAGATCTAATTATGAAACTGACCCTTTTAATGCTGGATTTGAAGTGGGAAATTATTTAAGGTTTTCAGGATACACTTCTTTGGACAATAATTTTGATAACATATCAGAATATCCTAATTATAAAATAATAGAAATAATTCAATGGGATTATAATAACAGAAGATATTGGGCTTTTAAATTTAATAAATTACTAGAATATAATTTTCCAAGCGCAACAACAGAATTTGAAGTTGATGTAAGGAGTTTTTCTATTGAAGGAAATAATACCCCTAAAAATCCTCCTATATTTGAAATAGAGCCTAAAGAAGGTGTTTTGGACATTTATTATGAAACAGAAAAAACATATCCTATAGCTGATTTAAATAATAATAAAGATTTAGATTACACAAATTGTATAAGCTTTGGAAACGGCGTTGAATCAGATAGAATTAGAGATGATTTTAATGCACCTACAATCGGCAAAGGTGTAAGAGTATCAACTGTATTTGAAGATAATTATCAAGAAGATAATCTAAAAAATAGATTAATATTTTCTGGTATATACAATAGTAAAAACGGTGTAAATAGATTAAATCAATTTATTATTGCAGAGCCTATTACAAAAGATTTAAATCCAGAGTACGGTAGCATACAAAAACTGCACGCAAGAGATACTGATCTTATAGCTTTATGCGAAGACCGCATAGTAAAAATATTAGCAAATAAAGACGCATTATTTAATGCAGATGGCAATCCTCAACTAACAGCTACAAATAGAGTATTAGGGCAAGCTATTATACCAGCTACATTTGGAGCATATGGTATTAGTAAAAATCCAGAAAGCTTTGTAGATTTTACATATAGAGCTTACTTTACGGATAAAAATAGAGGTAAAGTGCTAAGGCTGTCTATGGACGGATTAACTGAAATATCCGAGTATGGTATGAAAGATTATTTTAAAGATAATCTAGCAGCTGAAACGGGATTAATCTTAGGCACTTACGATACTAATAAAGGCTTATATAATTTAACTTTTGAAAATGAAGCGGACACTGTTTCGTTTTCTGAAGGTGTTAGGGGCTGGACAAGCAGAAAAAGCTTTATACCTGAGGCAGGAGTAAGTTTAAATAACATGTACTACACATTCAAAAATGGTAAGTTATATAAGCATTATAATAGTTCTGATAATAGAAATACTTTTTACGGAACAACAACTAATCCTGAAGTAACTTTAATTTTGAATGACTCGCCTGCTAATATTAAAAACTTTAGAACACTAAACTATAAAGGTGATAGTGGGTGGACAGCAAGCTCTATATTAACTGAAAAACAAGATGGCGCTATAAGTAGCTTTATAAATAAAGAAGACATTTACTATAATTATATTTCAGGAGTTACAGAGGACACTAACACTTTAGACACTAAAGCTTTTAATATACAAGGATTAGGTGGGTTGACATCTACGTCTATATCAAGCGGTACTAGAAGCTTTGTATTTAATTTTAATCTACCTGATGGTATAAGTGTTCCTGATAATCTTTATTATGTAGATAGTAATGATGATAAAATAAATTTAGGAACAATAACAAATGTAGATAAAGAAAATAAAACAATTGATATAGGATCGTACGATACAAATATAACTGCACCTAGCGCGGATGATTACATGTTTTATGTAAAAGACGCTAAGTTCAATACTTCAGGTATTTTAGGGTACTATGCGGAAATAACTATGACAAATACTTCAACTGATAAAAAAGAGCTATACTCTGTAGGAAGCGAAATATCGTTAAGTAGTTAATTAATACGTAATTAAAATAACATAATAAATTAAAATATGGCAGCAGGAATAATGGCAAAACTGGGAGCGGAAGCTGTCGGTGGCGCTATAAAAGGTATCGCGGGTATCGCAGGCGGGCTTATAGGTGGTCGTAAAAGACGTCGTGAGCAAGCAGCTGCGCAAAGAGAGCTTGATGCCGCAAAGTCACAATATGCGGCTATAGACACGTCTAACCCATATAAAAACGTAACAAACACATTTGAAGACCTTACTGTTAACACACAAGCAGCGGATTTTGCAGCGCAACAACAACAACAAGGCTTAGCTAATATTATGGGTGGGCTTGCGAGCTCAGCAGGTGGTGGTGGCGTTGCCGCATTAGCACAAAGCTTAGCTAATCAGCAATCGCAAGCAGCACAACAAGCAGCCGCATCTATTGGGGCGCAAGAAGCGCAAAATCAAAAGCTAGCAGCGCAAGGCGAACAACAAGCACAAATGCAACGTGCGCAAGGTGAAGCAATGTCCCGTGAAATGCAATTTAAAAAAGGTGAAAAAATGATGGATATGGCTTCACAAAGGCTTGAAGCAGCAAATGCAGCAAGAGCAGCGGCGCAATCTAGTATAATGGGCGGGGTTGGTGCATTAGCAGGTGGAGCAGTTGCTGGAGCAAAAGATCTTGGCTTTATAGGGCAAGGCTAATAATAAAAAATTTAATATGGCAACACAAAAAGATTTAAACGCGGCATTTGCTAGAGGATTTAGAAACCAAGCCGCGCCTATGGCTGCGTTTAACGCTGCTTTTGAT